TTACGTGCACGCGCTGTCTCCGCGATGGGAGCCGCCGCATCACCTCGCGCCGGTGGCCGCGCTATTCGAGCGCGCGATGCGTGGCGAGACGGTGCGTGCGTGCGTCAGCGTCCCGGCGCAGTTCGGCAAGACGACGCTGATCCAGCATGGGATCGTGCAGATGCTTTCGCGGCATCCCACGTGGCCGATCGTCTACGCGTCGTATTCCGCGGACTTCGCGCACGACCGCAGCAAAGAGATTCGCGATCTGGCGCGTGAAGCGGGCCTGAGTCTGCGCGATGACACGAGCGCGGCTGGACGCTGGCGGCTGGTCGAGGGCGGTGGTCTGCTCGCGACGGGCATCGGCGGACCGCTCACCGGCTACGCGGCGCAGATCGTCGTCGTCGATGACCCGCACAAGAATCGCGAAGAGGCTGAGTCGCGGCGCGAGCGCGAGAAGATCAGCGACTGGCTGCGCTCGACGGCGCTGACGCGCATCGCGCCGAATGGCAGCTGTCTAGTCGTGCACACTAGGTGGCATCCGGACGACCTAATCGGCAGGCTCGAAGCCGACAACTGGGAGGTCGTCAATCTGCCGGCCATCACCGCCGACGACGAGTCGCTGTGGCCGTCGCAAAGGCCGCGCGAGTTCCTTCGCCAGCGCGAGCGCGAGGTTGGGCCGTACGAGTGGGCGGCGCTGTACATGGGCCAGCCTCGAGCGCGCGGCGGTGCCGTGTTCTCGGCGACGCCGACGACGTACACAACGCCGCCTGGCGAGCTGACGCGCGGCATCGGCCTCGACCTCGCGTACAGCGCGAAGACCTCCGCGGACTGGTCGGTGGCAGTGGTGATGGGCAAGGCGGGCAGCGGCGCGGACGCGCGCTACTACGTCCTCGACGTGCTGCGCGCGCAGATGCGTGCGAGCGACTTCGCGCAGCAACTCGCAGCGTTGCGAGCACGCTGGCCGCACACCGCGTCGCGCATCTATGCGGGCGGCGCTGACCGCGGCGCGCTCGACTTCCTCGCGCTGCCGCCGCCTCGAGGAGTCGGGCTGCAAGTCGAAGTCAAGACGGCAGTCGGTGACAAGTACTCTCGCGCGACGCCGCTGGCAGCAGCGTGGAACGCGGGCCGCGTGCTCGTGCGCGAGGGCGCTGCGTGGCTGCCTGACCTCTGCGACGAGGTCGCACGATTCACCGGGCAGGGCGACGCGCACGACGACCAGATCGACGCGCTCGCAGCTGCGTTCGATCTGCTCGCGGAGATGCACGTCGGCAGCGGCGTCGCGAGCACTGGCAGGCGCGTGTCTGCTGACCTGACGACAGACTACGCGCCCCGCGTCGGGCGCAGGAACTACTGGGGTTAGCAATGCCGTCTCGCAAGCCACGCACGCAGCCCGCGGCCACCGTCGCCGCAGCTGCGCCCGTCGAGCCGATGGGGCCGGTCACGCGCATCCCAGAGATGGGCCGCGTCATCAGGCCGCAATCGCTGTCGGCCATCAGCGGGCGCGCGCTTCAACCGGTGTCGCCGGGGCGTATCAGCACGGCGCTGCGCGAGCTTGACTTCGGCAACTACGAGTACTGGGCCGACATGGCGACTCAGATGCGCCGTGACCCCGTCGTGCGTCGCGCGTATTCGACGCGCCGCTCGTCGGTGGCTGGACGTGGGTTCGCGGTGAGGATGGCCGACGACGTCGCGCCTGAGATGCGCGGCGCGGCCGAAGAACTGGTGCAGCTCACAAAGGAGTGGCTGCACAGCATCGAGGCGCGCGAGACGTTTCTAATGCGCGTGCTCGACGCCGTGGGCATGGGCATCTCGTGTCACGAGCTGGTGTGGTCGCGTCATAACGGCGCGTGGATGCCGCAGCCCGTGCCAGTCCAAACTCGGAATCTTCGCTACGCGCAGGACTGGACGCTCGAGGTCAGGGACTTCGATTATCAGTGGTACAACACGATCAACTATCCAGCGAAGTTCCTCGTGCACGTGCCGTGGACGGACCCCGGCCGGCCGATGGACCAAGGCGACTTCCTCGCGGCCGTCTTCTATTGGCTGTTCAAGCGCAACGTGTGGACGTTCTGGCTCATCGGCGCGGAGAGATTCGGCAACCCGCTCGTCCTCGCGCAGATGGCCGCATCGTCGGATAGCGCGCAGCGGCAGCGCATCCTCGACGACCTCCAGCAGCTCACGGCCGACAGCGTCGGCGTCACAAGCGGCACGAGCGACATCAAGATCATCGACCCTGCGGGCGCGGGCTCGACGGGCGTCTGGAAAGAGCTGCGCGCGTCGCTAAACGAAGAGCTTTTCTTGTCGCTCGGCGTGTCGCCAGACCTCTACCTCAGCGGCGCGAACGGCTCGCGCTCGAGCACGGAGACGCGTGACGGCGTGCGGCTTGAGAACTCGAAGCTCGACAGCACGCTCATGTGGGGCAGCATCACGCGCGACGTGGTCAGGTGGCTGGCCTATTACAACCTTCGCCGCGCCGATATCCCGCTGCCGGTCATCGAGACATTGTTCGATGACAGCCTGCCGATCACGCGCGACGCCATCGATACCGGAAGCGTGCGTGTCAACGAAATCCGCGCGTCGCTGGGCTTGCCCGCGTGGAGCGTCGAGGACGGCGGCGAGGAGGTCGCGAAGATTCAGCTACCGCCCGCGCCTCCGGGCTCACCGCTGCCCTTTGAAGCCGCGCCGCCAGTCGAGACGGGCTCGCCATCGATCGAGGCGTCGTCGCCTGCTACAGCGCCTGGAGGTGCGCCCGCGGCGCTCCCTTTCTCGACGTCGCAGGGCTCGGCGCATGGGATGCCAGCGCTGTCGATGACGTCGGCGACTTCGCAGACGTCCTCGCTCTCAGCGACGCCGCGGACCGGGCGCGCGTACAGGCGGTAATCGGACGCCCCTACGTCGTCGCCGCTGAGACTACGCTTGAGGGCGTCGTCGCGTTTACGCCGGTGCGCGAGGCCATCGCGGCGGCAGCGCTTGGTGGCGCGGACGCTGTGGCCGCTGCGGTGGCTGCGTTCAAGGGCGAGCCTGAGCTTGAGCGACTGATTTACGAGGCCAGCGTCAAGAGCGACCTCGCAGGCCAGATGTTCGTGCGCCTCGTGGAGCTCGACCCGCAGGGCGCGCAGCGGCAGCTCGCCGTCGACCTCAGGCCCGCGTTCTTGAAGATGCCATTTTCGGAAGCGGTGGCCTTCTGGCGCGAGCGTGGCGGTGACCCCGCCATCCTCGAGGAAGTGCTGCGCGCGTATCGTCGCCGCGCTGCGCTGGCCACCGACGAGCAGCTCGACGTCATCTCGCGCCGCGCTGTCGACGAGCTGCAACGCACGCTCGAAGAGGGCAACACGTTGCGCGATTTCCGCCGCGCGATGGAAGACCAGACCATCACGCTCGGCATCGCGCCGCAGGACGCCAGCTACCTCGAGAACGTCTATCGCACCAACGTCGCCACGGCCTACGGCGCAGGACGCTGGACGCAGATGAACGACCCTGACGTGCTCGAGGCTCGCCCGTATAGGCAGTGGCTCACGGCGCAGGACAATCGCGTCCGCGCTGAGCACGCGCCCATGAATCGCAAGGTCTGGCGCGCTGACGACAGCAGCTTTGCCAACATCTCGCCGCCCGCTGGTTTTCAGTGCCGTTGCGTCATCACGACGCTATCGGAAGAGGAACTCCGCGACGAGGGCTTGCAGGTCATCACCAGCATCCCAGCGGGATTCGAACTGACACCCGGCTTCGGCGCATCGTCTTTCGTGAGGTCATAATGGCATCAACCGCAACCGCTTTCGACGGCTCACGCAAGCTCGCGCTGCGCGCCACACTCGGTGCGTTCGCTGACGTCGCCGCTGCGCCCGCGATGAAGTCGCCGTTGCTCGGAGACGCGCAGTGCTCGTGGGTCGAGATGGCCTATGAGTCGGAGTGGAACGGGCACCCCGCGGGACCATTTGAGTTCACCCGCGAAGTGTTTGGCGACATCAAGCGTCTCTACGACGCCAGCGAGCAGCCGGTGCCCGTGCTCTGGGGCCACCCGCGTCACGACATGGGCGTGCCGATCGACGCTGCCGGCTGGATTCAAGCGCTCGAGGTGCGTGACGGTAAAGACGGCGCGGAGCTGTGGGGCTACGTCGAGTGGACTGCTGATGCCGCGAAGAGGATCGCCGCGGGCGCGCAGCGCTTCTGTAGCGTCGTCGTGGACTTCGCGCCGATCGACCGCGCCACTGGCGAAGTCGCGGGCCTCGCGGAGCTGTACGAGCTCGGCCTGACGCCGAGCCCATTTCTGCCGGGCATGACGCCCATCACTCTCTCCCGCGTCGGGACTCCGTCGCGGCGATCAACAAGGAGTCTCGCAATGGATCCCACGAAGGTACTGATGGCAATCGCGACGGCGCTCGGCCTCAAGAAAGACGCCACGCCGGAGAAGATGAAGAAGGCGTTTGACGCGCTTGTGGCGCTTGCGGGCGCGATGGCCGAAGAGGCGATGCCCGTTGCGGCGATTACCGAAGAGGTCGTCGACGCTGCGATGGACGAGAAGAAGCTCAAGGAGCTTTCGCGCATCGCGCGCAGCATCCGCGCGCTGTCTGGCATCGCGCTGCAGGACGACGTCGCGATGGTCGAAGAGGCTGTTGCGGAGGGGATGCCCGAGACTGAGGAGCTTGTCGAGGAGGCCAGCGAGGCCGCTGCGACGATGGTGCTCGCGAAGCTTGTTGAGGCGACCGGCATGGACGAGGCGGGCGTGCTTGCGGCAGTCACCGAGAAGCTCGACCAGATCGCGGCGATGCTCGTCGCTGGCCCAGTGAGCGGCATGACGGCCGACGCCAACGCGCAGCTGTCGCGCACGAGCGTCGAGCTGAGCGCGCACAAGGCGCGTGCGGTCGAACTCGCGAGCACCGTGAAGACGCTTCAGGCGCAGGTCGCCGAGCTGTCGCAGGAGCGCGAGCAGCGCGTCGCCCTCGAGCGCACCGCGCGCATCGACGCCTCGTTCTCGCGCCTGCTCGGCGAGGGCCGCGTCACCGAGGCGCAGCGCGCTGCGTTCGTGTCCGCGTCGCATCAGTCGGAGCAACTCGCGCTCGACATCTACTCGGCGCTGCCCGCGACCGCGCAGCCGCCCACTGGCTCGCTCGTCACCGGCCCCAAGGCCCCGACGAACTCGCTGTCGCTGTCGGCGTCGCAGGACCCGATCGCCAAGATCTTCGAGGCTGACGCCAAGGCCGCTGGCCTGCGTGGCGAGGCCGCGAAGAAGCACGTCGCCGTGATGCTGTCGAAGCACGCGGCTCGCAACTCGGGCGCTTGACGCGCGCTGATATCCACGCTCACTCAGGAGATTCACAATGGCTGCACTCACCGCAATGACCGCGCGTCAGACGCGCAACGACTCGCTCGCTTCCTACGCGACCTACACCTGCACGACCGGCACGACCATCTACGAGGGCTCGCTCGTGATGGTGACGCTCGCGACCGGCCTCGCGCTTCCCGGCGCTGACACCGCCTCGTGCGGCTTCGTCGGCATCGCCACCAACACGGTTGTGTCTGCCGCCGCGGGCGCAACCATCAACGTCAAGTTCGGCCACGAGGAGCTGCTCGGCGCGGCTTCGTCGCTTGCCGCCGTCACGGGCGCTGCGTGCGTGATCTCGGACTCTGACCTCGTCACGACGGCTGCCGCCGCGACCAACGACGTCAAGGTCGGCGAGGTCGTGCAGCCCGTCAGCACCACCGCTGCATGGGTCAAGATCCGCAGCTCGGC